TTGATAAGGCTTTCCAGGTCACTTTTCAGGTTTCCTGATTCGTCCACTTCGATTTTTTCAAGGTCCAGAAGCGAAATGATGTCGGCCGGATCGTGCGCCTGGCCGGAAAGGGCAAGTCTTAAAGCTGTGTTCTTCTGGATTTTCTTGATTTCTGCGGCGTGGTTGTCTTGCAGGTTCTTAATAGTGTCCTGGGCGGCTTTAACGTCGTCAGCGATCTTCGCTGGATCACCAGAACCGCCGATCGTCTTTAATGCGTCAGCGGCGGCCTTTAATGCCTTTTCGGCGCTTGCACTTTGCGACTTCAAGGCTTCGTATTTGTCGGCCGGAACATAGGACCCGTCGTTTCCGATCACCAGATCGACGTCTTTTCCGTCTTTGCCTTTACCCTTCAGGGCTTCCTCGACCTGTTTTGTCAGGTCCTCTCCAAGAAGTTTTTTGATTGATTCATGGATCATGGTTGACATTCTCCTTTCTCCGCTGTTTTTAACGTGACTTCCACACGCTTTGCGGTCCCGTCTGTTCGCCGGAACGGGTACGGCTTATTTTGGATATGAAAAAACGCCCGTGAAGGCGTTCAATCAACAAGTTATTCGGTTACTGTAACAGCTTTATTCTTTGATTTTTTCTTTTTCGTCTTTATGCCCTGGACTTCGGCCCATTCCTCATAAGTCATGTTTTTGGGCATTTTCTTTCCAGAATTGAACCAGTCCATTTCGTCATTAGGATCATATTCAATGGTTGTGGACCGGCAATTCGGGTGCATGGGAGGGAAGTTTGTTCCTGGTTTGGCTTCCTCTAAAGCAAAGTTCTTCCCGTCCAGGCTTGCACAGACTTCACTTGTCCGGCTGTCCAGGGTAGCGACGAATTCATATCGCTTCACGCCGGCGGCTCTGTAAGCGGCTTTTTCTGCTTCGTTGTGGATATGGTTTGTTTCGGTCCTGATAAGCCGTTCGGCGTTTTTATAAGATTGGCCCATTCGCGCCGATATTTCCTTCGACATGGCGACAATGCCCTTGCCCTGGATAAGTCCCTGGGTCGTAACCTCCCGAAGATGAAAGAGAAGGGCCTGTTTGTTTTGCCATAGCCGGTCCGAAAACATGGCGCCGGACCAGGGATAAGAAACAACGCTTTCAATCATGCCGGCGTTTATCTTTGCGAATTCGTTTATAAAGCCGGCGCGGGCCTGTAGGTGATAGACTTTTTTATAATAGGCTTCGGTAAAGTTTTCGCCGAATTCAGCTTTCATCTGGGCGACGCCTTTAGTGAATAGGTCGTTCAGGATCATGTCTATTTGCGCGTATAAGGCTTCCAGGCGTGTTATTGAACTGCTATAGGATAATGCGTCAAGCTGTGCCGTTAATAGGGCCTTAATGCGCGGGTCTGGTTCCTGGGCTATTCTGTTGACGTAGTCGGCCAGACTTGCTTTCCATTCCTGGAACTCTCTTTTGTTTAGAAGCCGAACGGCTTCTTCGTAGGTCAGGCCGTGTTTTGAAGCATACCGGTTATAGAAGTCGTTGACTTCCTTCCGGATTGCTCTTGCGGCTTTTTGGTATTCCTCAAACATTTTAGCCGATAGCCTGGCGCCGCGAATGTAAGATTCTTCTTCCAGGACTAAAGCGCGCCTTCTCCAATATTCCTTGCTTCTCATTCTTCGTCACCGCTTCCGTCGTCTTTCTCGTCGCCTTCATTTCTCACCCCCAGGTCATTATCAAATAAGCCGCTTCCGAATTCCTCCATAGCCTTTTTCCGTTCTTCCTCAATCCTTGCCAGTTCTTCGTCCGCGTCAGTGACCCACGGGTGATTCTGAATTTGTGTCCGTTTGGAAAGAATTCCTTCGCTGGCCCTGATGTTGTTAATTACTTCAGTTTCATTGACCGGCATATCGACATTAAAGATAATGTCGAACTGTTCCTTCGTAAAGTCACCCTTGCCGATAAGCTGTAAGTAAACGTCGATGAACAGCTTCAAGCGCTGGAAGGTTTCTTTCAGTTCGATTCCCAACGCGTCACAGTCAGCGTCCAGGTCCATATAACGGAAATTGATAGCGGTTCCGGAAGCGTTCCCCAGGTCCGGGTCCTTCGTGTCGACGGCCGAAGCGAAGCCGAATACGTCGCGGCGCTGTTTATCCAGGAAGGCCATAACCGCGTCAATGTTAATGTCGGCCTGTAGCTTATCAACGCCACCGTCCGAAGTTACCTTGATTGCCAGGTGTTCCTTCAGGTCCTTAATGAATTCGCCCAAGTCCTGGCCGCCATAGTTCTTCAGGATATATATAAACTTCGCCACGTCGCGAAGCACGTCGGCTGTTACGGATGTCTGCCAGTTAATGTCGTCGATCAGGTCTTTTACAAAGTAGCACAAGGGAAGTTCTTCGTCGTTGTATCTTAACCAGGCGATAGGGACTTCTTCCCAGTTATAAGCCTTATTACCGACGACAAAATGGCTTTCGGTATAGTCGTTTTCTTCGGTGCCGTATTCCTTATCGACCATGAACCTAAAGCCGCCTTCCAGACCGGTAACGAAGCGCTTGACACCGCCAGGATACCAGAATTCGGCCCGTGTGATTGTGTGTTTGCGGGTCCCGATATAAACTATCTGGTCATAGAAGCGGATAAAAGCGTCAAGTTTTGTCCGTTCAGAATCGCGCCATAAAGGGATAATCTCGGTCGAAGGAATAAGCATAAAGGCCAGCTTGCCGTCTTCGTCAAAATAAGGCTGTATCCAGGCAATACCTGATTTAATCGCGTTTTTTCCAAGACTTTTAATTTTCTTGCGGAACATTGCGTCGAATATTTCGCCCAGCGCTTCCGCGTATGCCTTATTACTGGTGTCAACGGTCCAGGGTTTCGAAAGAAGGTAATTGACCTTTTGGTCCACCAGCTTTTTAAGGATCGGGTGTTCGATTTTACAGTTTGACCGGTTGGCGACGTCGTTCGTCTTCCTCTGGACGTCAGACCGGTTCCTGTAATACTGTTCAGCTTCGACCATGATCTTGTATTGCTCGGACGACTTGAATTCTTTTATTTCTTCACCGACTATCTGGGCCAGCGACATAGGAACCTTTTCCGGATCGGAAAGGATCATCTTTATTCGGTCCATCTCGGTTAATGCCATGCTTTACACCTCACTTCAAAATCTCGATTGCGGAACCGCGGCGAATTCTTTCAACAGAATAGCGAAGGGCGGCCATAGCGTCGTCCATGAATTCGACCGGTTCGTCTATATACAACCCAGTTGTAGGGTCCTTTTTCCACTTCCATTGTTGAATTTCTTTAAGCGTGTTCACACAGGAAGGGTGAATGTGGATTTTTCGGCCTTTCAGGAAGTCAATCTGGGCCTTAACACTTCCTTGTTCCTTCTTAACAGGGTAGGCCCTGAAGCCAGCCTTTTTCCAGGTCCTGATCCTGTCCGGCTCGGCCGAATCGCAGAACATTTCAACCCTGGGGTCAATGTTTGCTTTGCGGGCCAGGGCGATAATTTCTTCCGTGTCTTTCTCAAAGACGTATAATTCGGACCGGATATAAATTTCGCCGTCCTTGAATCCAATACCCAGGATCGCGTTCGCGTGATTGAAACCGAAGTCCTGACCGTAATAAACCGAATCGAAGTATTCTTTGCCGGTGGGGAAGTCGTGAACCTCGAAGTTCGTCAATATCAGGCCGCCAAGTTCTCCCCATTCGCCCAGGCCATACACGCGATAACCTTCTGGGTCTTCAATCTTCCTGCGCTCCATACGCCGGTAAAAGCCAGGGTCAATAAACCGGTTATCCTTATAAGTGGAATGGTGGGTTAAGACCTCCGGATCGGACCTATCAAAATAGCGCGCCTTTATCCAGAGGGTCGCGCTAATGGGGTTGAAGGTCATTGTTATTTGATAATATAAATTCGGGTTCAGGTCCGACAGATCACCACGAAGACGGTCGTCCAATATGTCAACGTCTTCCGCTTCAAGTTCTGTCGCTTCCTCAATCCATATCCAGGTCAGCTTCCCTTTTTTGAAGGTTATCGACTTAACCTTTTCGCGCTGTCTTTGGTCCTTAACCCCGCGGAATATGATCTTGTTTCCGGTAGTCTTGCATTCCAGGGATAAAGGGTTAAGGGTTATCTTCCAGATTTTCGGCGCGTGATTGCCGAACATTCTGTAAATGGCCGCCTGAAGTTCTGCAAAGGTACTGTCGCGGTTAGTTTCCTCAACCTTACGAACGACAAGAAGGTTCGCGCCTTCATAGGCCGGATCGGATAATTTCGCGATATAGTCCTGGGCCACGTTGACCGATTTTCCGGAACCGGCAGAACCTTTTAATATACGGTAGCGGCCGCGCCACTCATTAACCGGTTTGAATATAGGGTTAAATTTTGCCTTTGTTATTACCTTAACCTTCGTCGCCGTAGTCATAGTTAATCACCACTGTAACGGGGACGTTGGATTCAGGATCATTATTGAACATTCCCAGATGTTTACCCAGCAATTCAAGGGCCTTCAGCTTATCACACATTCGGATTTCGCGTTCCACACCTTCGCCAGCGTCCGTTGGTATGGTTTTAACCCTTACCGAAGCAATGGCCGCGGTATCATCTTCAGACGCGTTTTCCGATAGGGTGGCGGTATCAAAGTTAATCACGTCGGCCGCGTTCACAAAGGCAATTCGGGCAAGTTCACGGACCACACGATCCGCATTTATCCCAGTTCTTTTCGAACGCTCGGCCAGCGCTTCATCTACGCGCGCGCGAATGTGGGGTTTTGTTAGGTTTTCACTTCCTATATCCCTTGCGCTATTTGGACTATATCCGGCCCGAATCGCGGCTTGTGTCGCGTTCAGGTCGATAA